TTGACGTATTTATGATACGGTAATAAGTATGATCCGTAAGCGTGTAGCCAAAAGTTCTTTTTGTAGTGATAAAAGTCAAAACCCACTATAGGACTTACTACACCAAAAGCATCTATCTGGTCAAATATCTCGTTGTTAAATCTATTCATTAAGTCAGCAAACACACCATCTCTAAACTCTAAGTCTGTATAAGCAACTATGTTACCATCAGGATCAATCCAATACCAATCAGATATTTCATTACCATTTTCATCTTCTTGTGTGTAATAGATATCGTCATAGCCGTAATCAAAACCTAACGTGTACCAATAGTTTATAGGAAAGCCATCAGCGTTTGTTTCGTTTAACCATATCTCAATCGGATTATATCCATAAGGTCTATCGTGTGATCTGTAGATTGCTCCTGCACTTATACTAAACTTTTTACCTATTGGTAGTTTAGCTCGTATCTCAGCTGAATTATAGTTAAAATCTACTCTACCTTGTTTTCTACTTTCAAGTTTTACAACGTGATACTTACCACTATGTTTAATAAAGTATCTATGATTTTTATATACCTCGTCTCTTGATCTTTCTTTTTCGTAGTGAAAGGTGTACTCTAAGCCATTAACTGGCGAGTTAGGTGCTGATAGTCCAATATTGTTTTCTGTGCCATCGTAATAGTGTTTCCCTTTGATCTCGTAGTCAAAACGTGCTAACTTACGAATACCAAAACCATAACGATAATCAAAGTCGTAATAGTCTGTACCGTCAACAACTACAGGTGGCGCATATAAATTACCATCAGGGTTTGTTCGTACAAAATAATCTTTAGGGTTTTCTTTAGGATTGTCTATGTCTCCTGCTACATATAAAGTTCCATACTTAAAAAACTCTTTATATACATCCTTAAAAAATGTTTTCTTTTTTTTTAATGGCTCTTGTGTTATTACTTGTGCAGATGTCCCAACAAACGCAAACATTATAAGTAGTGCAATAAGTTTTTTTTGTTTTTGGATAAGCTTAAAAGTAAAATATAAAACACTTAAAATAAATGCTATATGAATTAAATTTAGATGACTTTCTCCGCATATTCCTAAGATGTGATTTATTGTTTCCATAATTAAAATTTGCTTTCTATTATTTCTTCTATTTGTTCTTCTATTAGTTGTATGGTGTTTTCTGGTAGTTTAAGAGATATGCCAGATTCTACTCTAAATATTTCATTACCATTATTAAAAAGAATAATTGTAGGAATATATTTTACTTTATTTTTGGCAAAGAGCTTGCTTGCTTTAGATATATACAAAGTGTTTGTATTATAGCCTCTAAAGCTTTTTAATGATATTTGGTTGTCTTTTACAAACTCTGCACTATATTGAATAACTTCAATAGACTGCGCAAAATTAGCAACCCATACAAAAAGGACAATTACCGTCACACTCCATTTCATCTATTTTTACTAATTTGATATAAACGCTCATCAATTTTATTTAGTTGTTCTTTAATTTCACTTATATCTTCTCCCATTATCTCCTGCTTTTCTTCTAATCTTAAAACTGATTCTCTTACTAATAAATCTTTATACTCATATTCAACTTTAGAAACTTCAGGCTTTGGCTCTTCCATTGCTCTTGCTATGTCAGATTTTAAAACAAAATACATTGATGAAATAGAAACTGTAAAGCCTACTATCATTGATATAGTTTTTAAGTCCAAAGTTACATTGGTTTCCTCGCTGATCTTAGCCATCTTTCTTAGATTTCTTTTGTTTCGCTTCGTACTCACTCCAACCCTCTAGAGCATTTCCATCCCATTCTATAATTGCACAACTTCCGTCTAATACAATGTTGTGAGTGTGAGGTGTAGGAATGGTGTTTAACATCCCTACCAACTCTTCTCTAGTTTTAAATTTATACTTCATCTTTTTCTTTTTTTGCTTCTTCTACGCTTTCATTCAAAATTTTTACAATTTCTTGTGCTTGTTTTAAAAAAGCAATAGGTAAAGTATTAATAACTTGATTTACTCTGTTAACTTGTTCTTCTGTGATTTTCATTATATATGTATTAAGGTTTATATAAATTTACAAAAAATTATTAAGAAACAGGTACGCCAATAGTTAACTGAATAGAGGTAGGATTGATTTCCTGATCTATTTGGTTATCTAAGTTAGCTTTTAATTCTGCAACCTTGTCTACTCCCATTGCGGACTCAGTCCAAGCTTGTACTTCAGCCTCAGTTAAATCATTAAAAGGTATAAAGCTTTTTATATCACTTACGTCTAAGCTTTGAGTCCCGATGTTTCGTGCTGAATAAGGATTACCCTCTGGATTTAATTTATCAGAGTTTGCCGTTAAGCTCCAATGTATGTTATATACTACGTCAGCATAACCTTTATTTTCAGGGTATGCGTCTACTATTTTACAATTCCATTTATAAGTTGTTGCCATTTTTTATTTATTTATTTATTTATTTTTTAGTGTACTACTTTTAGTAAATCTCCAGTTCTGTAAAACGCTCCTGCTGTTAAGCCTGCGGTTGTTGCTGCGGAATTATCTGCGTGTTCTGCTAAACCTACTACTTGTAATTTAGCTGTTGGAGTCGTAGATCCAATACCTACGTTACCAGAACTGTCAATACGCATTACTGTCCCAGAATTAAAAGAATCATTATTAACATTAAATCTGATTCCTCTTCCAGAACCACTTTGAATAGCTGCATCAGAACCTGTATATCCAACCATTGTTCTGCTGTTAGCAAAGCGCATATATGTTTGTGTATTGGAATCATCACCAACGCTTAGAGCATCTAATGTGCCTCTCACTTCTAATAAATGATTAGGAGCAGTAGTTCCAATACCAACGTTACCTGAAGAATCAAGTGTTAAAAAAGTTGCACCTCCATTTTGAAACTGAAAACCCTCTCCATTTCTACTATTTAAAAGTAAAGTACCTCCTGCATCTGTAGATAATTCGCAGTCAATTCCATCATTTGGACGATTTAAAATAAGTTTATTTCCACTTTTAACTGTGACTGCTCCATCAACTGAAACCCCACTAGTTGTAGTTTGAAATTTCTGTACGCTGTCGTAGTGTAGTTGAACAGAACCATTTTCATTAAAGATTGCCATATTTTCACCATTGATACCCTCTATCTGTACGTTTCCTGAACCTTGTATATATAAAACACCTGTACCATTATCTTTAATATAAGAATCATTAGCATCGTGATAAATTTCTAATCCATCACTAGAAGTTCCATAAATGCTTTTTACATTATCATTATGAATAGTGCTTCCTGTCATAGTACCTCCTGCCAAAGGAAGATATGCACCTAATAAATTGCCTGGAGAAATCCTAACATTGTCTGATCCATTATAACCTACTACGAATTGTACATTTGCTGAATCAGTTTGCGATGTAAACTCTGAAAACTTTTTATTTGCCATTTTTTTTGTTTTATTCTGTTACTATATATGTTAAAGTTGCGCTTTCTGTTATTAAGAAATCTCCATTCTCTGCTAATATCTCAAATAAAGGAGTAGGCGTACAATCAACTAGAGACTTATATATTTGTCCCCAATTAATAGTGTTATCACAAACACCAACACCCCACCACGTGCTCTCATATATTTTACCGTAATTTGCCATTACTTAGTTGTTTTATATTCTACAGTTATATTTCCTGTATTTGTTTGTACCCAATTCATATTTAAAAACTTTTTAAGTTTAACTATATTTTTACTTTTCGGCTTATATATCATAGCACCCAACCATTAAAGGTAGCATCTGAATCTGGATATACGTCACCTCCAGTGTTCTGACTATACTCAGGAAATAAACTACTATTGTTGTTGATGTAATCTAAAAACCTTTGTGTATAATACTCTGCTGTGTTTCTTGCTTTCTGCACTATAAAATCTACTTCAGTTTTATTAACCGTTTCAGCATTTTCTGATGTGTGTTTAAACATTCCTCCGTTTTTTATTTGATAAGCTGCGTAAGGTATATACTCTGCTTGAGCGTACCATATTAACATTGGCTGTACGTATTCGTTTACTAATGTTAAATAGTTTCCTGCTAAACCAGCACCAGAAATATCACTAGCTATCTTATCATATAACTTAGTTCCTAAGTAATTTTGTATTTCGATTTGTTGCGCTAACTTAATAAACTGTATAAATTTATCTGTATCAACATTACCATCAATAATACTGTTCTTAACTAAATCTGTTCTCGATATGAATAATACTGTTGCCATAATTATCTACTTATTCCTATTTTTTTAGCGTATGATGCTGTATATCCACTATAAGGCATATCCTTTGGCTTGATTGCTACTTTCTTTGCGTTCTTAGGTGCTATAAAACCTCGTCTCTTAGCCTCTGAATCATATAGCTTTTTACCTAAACTCTTATTGCCATCTTTTCTAAGATATGTTCTACGAGACCAATAATGATGACATCTAGCACCTCCCTTATATAACCATATAGAGTATGTCGTTTTGCCTTTACCTGCAAAGTCAGGATTAACAGATTGACTACCCATAGCTACAATATCTTCTTTACGATAAACTTTTTTAGCTTTTATCATTTGTCTACAAAAATCTCTACTTACATTTGCTCCTTGTCGTTTTGTAGTTCTCTCTGGTGCATATTTGTATCTTACTAAGAATGTATAGCCTAATAATTTACCTGCTTTAGTTTTACCATCTTGTTCACTATCTCTGTAAGGTTTTGCACTTCCTGTAGATAAATTAATTTGCTCGTTAGCATTTTCTATAAGCTCATCCATTTCATCTTCAAAATCATAGTTTACCTCTTGCTCATCTACTAAGTCAAAATCTTCTAAAAGTTCTTCCTCATCTACACCCATATCAATAAAGTTTTGTAATGCTTCATTAATAGGTTTTTCTTCATTTAATTTAACTCCTGTTTCTTCTTCTCTAGTTTCTTCGTCTTGTACGTTCTCTAAGTCTACAAATTCAAGTGGTTGAAGCGTTTTAAAGTACAAATGCAAAGCGATGTCATTGTAAGCAAGTATTCTATCAAAAGCATCAATTAAAAGTCCTTGAAAGCTCTTAATTACAAGATTGTCAAATAAGATAGAAGCTGTCTTTAATTCGTCTGCATTGTTTCCTAGACCTGTATCGTCCTTTATACCAAATAACATAGGACTTACAATTCTGTGCGATACCATAATCTTTTTAGAACTCTCATCACTTAAAAACTGATATTGATTGTGAGCATCACTTAATTGTATAGGGTCTATTGTTGCTGCTGTTTCTGAATTATCGTTAAAAGCTAAAATAAATTTACCTGCATTAGAACTCCCTGAAAACTTTTCGTAGATTCTTCTCT